TGCACAACAATTGCGCCCAGGGACTCGATGTGGTCTCTGGAATCCCGACACTAACTCCGAATATTAACAAAACAAAATGCATTACATTAATTTTCCTAGGACTCTCCACCGGTCATGTGACTGGGAAAGCGTCCCGTGGGATCGGAAATGCTCTAGCCAGGCGTTTTGCGATAGGGGTCTTTAACCTGTTACCGAGGTTTCGGGTTAGGTGCTACAATTCTGTAGTGGAGTGGGTGTTAGGTGGAGATAGGGTCAATGAACTTACCCGCCCATTTGGGATAGTTGGGGATGAGCTAGTAACTATAGGATACTGGACAGCCACAGCAACACCATTTGTGGCAGCATTGAGTGGTAAGGGAGGTCTTGTCGTCTGTGCAGTGGGGGTTTCCCTCCAGATAGTCGGGCAGTGCGTGAAAAAGATACGCAGGTTGGTCAATGAGTTGCTCCACAACTCAGAGCTACGTCGGATAGCGGCCATGTCAACAATACCTGCTATCGAACAATCACTAGCCGTTGGTGAAAATCACAAGTATGTAGTTAGGGACAGCGTTGATATATATAGATTAGCTGCTGTTGCCAGACGTGATTTGAAACTTAAATATCCTTTACTGGAAGACTCACGGGCGAACCGTATGGTTCTGAGTAGGGCATCAAGTCAACTATTGACTACCAAAGTTAGTGACCAAGGACACGTTGTGAACTTGGCCCAACTGGCGGTTGAGAGTTACTATTTGCCCTCTGACCTTGAGGTGCGCACAACATGGGTAAGAAGGAATTCGGTCAATCAACAGGACCGGTCTGTGGCTGATGAATACAACAGCCACGGAAAGGGGGGCAGCGGCTATTAGGGGTGCCACATCTCGATACCGGGGAGGTCGTCTACGCAGGTAGCGCCCATACCTCCCGAAGTGTCGGTATCAAGATGGGCATCTCGCGGGAAGGAGGGGAACATCAGTAGGGTCAACGGCGTCGGCGTAACATATGACATAGCGTCTCACAAGACGGGGATCGACAACCTACTGCATGGGGTATCCGAAAGGGTATTCTATGTCAATGTTGAAGGAACGTTCAACACGCCACTATGTCCTGACAAGAAATTCTTTAGACACAGGCTACGTAAGCAGGGTGCAGCTATTATTCATGGTCTTCCGATTGGTATCAGAGCAACATATGAGGAGTTTGTCAACTCGTATGTTGGGATGAAGAGGGTCACCTATAAGAAAGCAGCAGAATCCCTACTTATTGAACCTGTGGGCGTCAAAGATGCTCAAGTCAAAGTGTTCATTAAGAGAGAAAAGACAAATTTTACGGCCAGGCCAGATGCAGTACCCAGAATTATAAGTCCCCGAAGCCCCAGGTATAATGTGGAGCTAGGACGATTTATTAAACACCATGAGCAGGATATAGCTCATGCTGTCGACAGTATGTTTGGATCCCAGACAATAACAAAGGGACTGAACTGCCGTCAGCTGGGACAGTTGGTGCAGGAAAAATGGAATAAGATAGATGATCCCGTTGCGGTTGGACTTGACGCAAGTCGGTTTGACCAACACGTCAGTGAAGCAGCATTAGAATGGGAACATGAGCTATACCTAAGCATGTATGATGGTGAAGAGAAGAAAGAACTAGCAAAATTGCTCAACATGCAGCTAGTGAATAATGGAGTCGGTAGGACTTACGACGGGCAGCTGAAGTACAGGAGGAGGGGGACTCGGTGTTCCGGTGATATGAACACTGGCATTGGGAATTGTGTCCTGATGTCATCCATGGTGCATGCTTATTGTAGGTCTAGGGCGATAAGGCAGTTTGAGTTGTTGAACAATGGTGATGATTGTGTGGTGATTTTGTCACGACGGAATCTCGCAACATTCACAGCTAATCTAGCTAGGTGGTTTGGCATGATGGGGTTCACGCTGGTCGTGGAAGAACCCGTCTACGACATCGAAAAGATTGAATTCTGCCAGACTCGTCCTGTCCGTATAGGAGGTGAGTACCGTATGGTGCGCAACCCCCTAATGGGACTATCCAAGGACTCAATTTCTGTAAAGCCGCTCACCTCAGAGTTCTTATACATGACATGGCTGGCCAGTGTGGGCGAAGGAGGCCTTGCAATGGCTTCTGGTGTCCCCATCTATCAATCACTGTATAAAGCGTATCTCAACACGGTGTCAACATATTCCGAGGTGTATACTACTCGGTTTACCCGTGCTGTTGCAAGACTAAGGAATGAATATAGTGGTTTCAATTTCATGTCCGCCGGCCTGCACCCCAGGGAACAAACTATAACTGCAGAAGACCGTTACTCATTCTGGCTTGCATTCGGTGTTTTACCCGATGTACAGATCATGAACGAACAGCATTATGATAACAAGCTGTTTCCCTACAACAAGTCCTATCAACCGCTTGACCAATTAGAAGAGGTTGATGTGCAGCGAGTTCTCCTGCACAATGTGGATGGGTGAGTAAAAATGGCAATTGGGTTCACAAGTGTAATTGCCCAAATCCGTCAGGAGCTAAACAAAATGCCAAGAGACTGCACGGCGCATCCGTACAAACGGTTTCTTGTGGATGTACAGTCCCGTTCAACTATGCGGTATCCAATACAATGGTTCGTAAAAACAAACAAAAATCTAAAAAACAACGTAACAACAATGGGCAGAACAAACAAGTTACTCGCACCCAGCAGGCAGCGGAAGCCTCAATAGGCCGCAAAATATTGCGGGCATTAGGTGGCGCATCAGGTGGAGCACTCGGACTATTGACAACAGGCAATATTGCGGGAGCAGCGCAGGGCGCTAGGTATGGGTACAATGCTGGAAACCAAGCGGCTACGATCATGGGGATGGGTGCCTATACTATTAAGCAGAATTCACTCAGCAACAAAGGAACTGTTGATTCAGTTCCTTATATGCATTCGAATGATCAAAACTTCGTAGTAAGGCACACCGAATTCCTAGGTAATGTTATCAGTTCCGGCACGGCCAACACCTTCAACATCTCAGCACCGTATCCTCTCAATCCAGGGTTGAGTGGTACGTTTCCATGGCTATCAAGCATCGCCGAAAACTTTCAAGAGTACAGTTTCAGGGGGCTTGCTTTCTTTTTCAAATCAACATCGGCGGACGCTATTGCATCAAGTACCAATACAACATTAGGTACCGTTATGATGGGTACACAGTACAACCCCATCGTACCGGCGTTTGCCGGCAAACTTCAGATGTTGAATGAATATTATTCAAATGATTGCAAGCCTTCCGACAACATGGTACACCTTATTGAATGCGATCCTGCTGAAAATCCCTATAAGGTGCAGTATGTTAGGGCAGGGGCTGTCCCAACAGGAGCCTCTGTGCAGAATTATGATTTAGGAACATTCTACATTGCCACGGCCGGATTTCAGGGTACTAATGTCGTTTGTGGTGAGTTATATGTGACATATGAGGTTGAGCTCAAAAAACCTATTCCGTTTGGTTTGTCAACACAACCAGACGGATTTCACCTCACAGCCACCACTGGCATCACGACTGCAGCACCGTTCGGCACCAATTCCACATTTAGGTACAACAGTTGGTTTGGGTTTGCAGCTTCATTTGCATCAAATGTGCTAACTATACCTGCCGGTTTTGGTGGGACTTTTATGGTTTACTATTCGGTCGTAGGGTCATCGGCCGCTCTTGGCAATGTCAACTTGTCCGTCAGTAACCTAACGTCCTACAGTGCTTTTGGAGCTAACGGCAGTAGTGCATTCCAAGCGGGTGGAAGCGTTACCAACACCATTTCGTGGATAATAGAAACCTATACCATAAACCAATCCGACATACCCTCAACAATTACTTTTTCAGGAGGTACATTGCCAACATCTCCCACGTCCATGGATTTAATAGTAGTGCCGATACCCGGTAGCACTACTCCTTTATCTTTCTAATACATACACATCGCCAGGCAACAGGACCCGATATTCCACACCTATCGGTTCTCATTTAAAATATTAAAACAACAATAAAAATAATAAAATA